ACTAGCTAAAGCATTCTTTAACTTTAACATGCAGTTTGATTACGATGATGAGATTAAAGGTGATCTTGACGTTAAAGCTCGTGGTACTGAAAGTTTAATGGCTAACGAGGTACGTAGTCAACGCTTAATGCAATTCCTTGGTGTGGTACAAAACCCTGTACTAGCTCCCTTTGCTAAGATGGATTACATCGTGCGTGAGATTGCTAAGTCTATGGACCTTGACCCAGACAAGCTAGTAAATTCAATGAGTGATGCTGCTATACAAGCTGAGATACTTAAAAAGTTTCGTGAAGAAAATCCACCACCACCTCAACCACAAGCAGGTCCACCAGCTCCACAAGGAGGTCCACCAGCAGGGGCACAGGTACAGGATACTCAAGGTAGCGGTGGGGGTACTATAGGTACAGGCACAGCACCTCAGCCGGGAGAACAGGGCTTCTCAGCTAACACTGGACAAGGACCAATGCAGTGAGTTTAAAACTACTAGTAAATAACCCAGAAGCATGGAAAGCATTTGAAGCTGAACTAGATGAACGTATTGATGCTAGTTACAAAATGTTTTCTCAGTCGGATGAATCTCATGTAATGTATAGGTTACAGGGACAGATACATGCACTACAAGCTTTAAAGCAGCTTAGGTTAAAGGTTAATGCTAATGGTTGATCAAACCCAAAGAGCATTTAGTCTTTCTGGTTCTAATGTAGGTAAAGTTAGAGGTCTTGGACCTAAAGACCCTAATTATAAAGGTACAGGTTACGGCCCTTTAATAGCAGGTAATATTGCTGAAGTGGCTAGTGTAATTGCAGATGATCCTGTAGGTTTTGCTAAAGATACTGCGGTAGGGGTCTACGAAGAAGGTAAAGATTTTTTATCTCGTCCTATTGATTACAGTAAAGAGGTTGTTCAAGAGGTTGTTGAAAGTGCTGCAGATTTAAAAAACAAAGATATAAATGCAAGGCTTCAAGAAAAATATGGTGTAACCTTTGAACAAGCCACACCAGAACAAGTTGATGATATTAGGCAATCAATTTTATCAGATTCAATGACAGCTTCAGGTTTAATACCTGCTGCTGGTCTTGTTGGAGCTGCCGCTAAATTAAGTATTAAAAATGCAAATATAGATAAAGCAATGTCTTTAGGTGAAACAGAGGGATCTGTTTTTAAAGGTAAGTTAAATTTAATTCACGGATTTAATCCCCCAGAAGACGCCCCAGATTTAATACCTACTTTTACAACCTCAGAAAAATATGGGGGAGAACGGTATGGTGAACTTGATGGGGGAGACACTCTTGGAGGAAGTTACGGAAGCACAGGTGTTTATTTAGAAAATCCATCTGACCCTTTATTTTTTAATGACCCAAATATAGTAGGGTTTTATGCACCTAAAACAGCAGAAGTATCTGCAGAATTTAATAAAGCTTTTATTCTAAGACCTAATACAATAAAAGAACTAGAAAAAATTACAGGTATAAATTTAAAAGAAACCTTACCTAAAATTAAAAACGGAGAACTTACAGAAAAAAATTACTTAGCAGAAGAACAAGGTGAAGCAATATCAAAAAAATTAAAAGAGTTAGGTTATGATGGACTTATAGTAAAAGATTTTTTTGTGGGAGATAAAGAAATTGCTGTTTTTGATAAGTACGAATCCTTACTTAGTAAAATAAGAGCAGAGTCTCAAAAAAAATATGGAAAAGCTATACCTGAAGAGGGTACAAAAGAACGTCAAAAAATTAGAACCCTTTATAGAAAACAAAACAGAGAACTAGAAAAAATTTATAATAAGGTAGGTATTCATCCATTATTAACACAACCACAAATTATACACTTAAAACCTGAAACACTTAAAACAAAAAAAGTTTTTCCCGAAAGTTTACAATCAGACCCAGCTCAAGTAATTGACCTATTAGGTACTCAACCTGTACAAGGGGAAAAAACTCCTAGTTATTTAAAAAATATTTCTAACAAAGTACTTTCTAAAAATATTCCTTTAGAAATTAAACCTTCTGAATATGGATTTCGTCAAGATAATCCCGGTGAGTCATACACTAAAACAAAACAAAAAATTGCAGAAGATAAGGCCAAAGAGTATAAAGGTGAGGGTGGCTCAATTGAAAAACTTTTAACTGGCCCTATAACTGGAACTATGGGCGGGAATTTTAAAAAATCTCTTTTTTTAGACACTACTTTTTTATCTAAAATAAAAGGTGCTAATGATGAAGTTAGACGTTCTGGCGATATAAAATATGAAGACCTTAAAAAAATTGTAGAAGAAAAAGGTTTTGATCCAGAACAAAAAGTTTTTGGCTATGATTTTAAACCAGAAGGAATAGCAAATGCTATAAGCATAGGTGTAAATCATAAAGGTCAAGCTTTTTTACTGGAAGGAAATACTAGAGTAGCTCTAGCAAAAGAGATGGATATACCTAGTGTTAGAGCTGAAGTAAAATATTTTAATGGTGCTGAAGAAATAGATAGCCCTTACTCCCCAAAAAATATTTTAAAGTACGCAGAAAAACCAAAAGAATTTAACAAAGGCGGAACCGCAATGAAAGATCAAATGGAAATGAACTTTGGGAAAGCAGAGACAGTGGACCCAGTATCAGGTAATGATGTGCCTCCCGGTTCCTTACCTATAGAAGTACGTGATGATATACCAGCACGTTTATCAGAAGGTGAGTATGTTGTACCTGCTGATGTTGTACGATACTACGGTGTAAAATTCTTTGAGGACTTACGTACTGGGGCAAAAATAGGTTTGCAACAGATGGATGCAGATGGTAGAATAGGTGGTGAACCTATTGAGCCACAACAAACAGAACTTAGTGAAGAAGACCTTGATAGCATTGTACAACAGGCTATGCAAGAACAACAACCTATTATGGCTAATGAGGGTGGTGTTGTAGGTTATCAAATGCCTGACTACCTTAAAAATAAGTTTGCAGGTTCAAGTGTATTTGATTATAACCCAACAAATAAGCCTAAAGCAGCAGATGAAATTATAGAAGATGCTGCTACTCCTACATGTCCTCCCGGTTACACTTATGATAAAGATAAAAAAATGTGTATGCCAGATGCTTCTTCTTCTTTTTCTGATGGCTCAAATGACCCTGACGAACCACCTACAGTTACTCCTAGCTCTTCAAATCCTTGGGGTACAACTGAAACAGGTGAGCTTATAGACTTTAATGATCCGGAGGCATTAGAAAAGTATGTTAACAGTTTTGATACACCTATATTTGATGGTAAGTTTAGCCTAGAATCTACTGAAGGTAAGTTGGCATCCGCAGCTGGGCTAGCAGTACCAGCACTAGGCGTAGTTGCAGGTGTAGCAGGTGTAGCAGGTCAATTAGATGCAACTAGAGATATTGCTGGTATGAAAGCAGCAAGAATTTCTGCTGCTATTTATGGTCATGAAGAACTTGTAAAAAAAATAGATGGTATAATTAAAGAATATGAAGGGCCAGATGGGTTTGGAAGTAAAAACTTTGGTATTGGTCAAGGTTATAATTGGTCAGCAAAAGCCCATGGTTTGACTACAAGAGAAGCTAAAGAGTTTTGGGAGCTATGGGAAGACTCACAAAAAACTGGGGCAACTGATGTAACAAAAGATGCCCTAGAAAAATTGCGTCTGAAATTGTTAGAAAAATCTAGGGCAGCTAGAAAGACAGCTCGTACATCACAAAAAACAAAAGTTGCAAGAGCAGAACAACTAGACTTAGCAAAACAAAATAAACTTCAAGACTTAACCTATGAAAGTGACAGAGATGATTCTAATGACAGGGGTACTTACCTTGGTACTACATCCCCCGGTGCTGGTGGGTATGAGGTTGAAGTCTTTCAACCTGATGAAAGAACTGTAAAACCTTTCTCTGGAACTTCTAGAGCGCAGAATGCGGGAGGCTTAATACAAAGACGAAAGAAGAAGAAGTAACAATAAGGCTACCCAGCTACGGCTGGCCCCAACATAAGGAAACAATATGCCTGAACTACAAACTATGGAAACACCAAAGACTGCAGGGTTTGTAAACCCTAATCATAATAACCGTAACCGTAGGCGGATTGAAGAAGACGAAAAGGAAATCCAAGAACTTGAAAGTAAACCCCAAGAGGAAGAAGAGGTAGCAGTAGAGGCTGCTGAAGAAGATACTGAGGATAAAGACCTTAGCCGTGAAGAAAAATCTTTTAAAAAACGTTACGGTGATGTACGGCGTCACATGCAACAGAAAGAAAAAGAGTGGGAGGAAAAGTTTACTGCACTAGAAGCTCGTCTAGGTCAGGAAAACATTCGACCCCCTAAATCAGATGAAGACATTGAAACATGGGCTGCAGAATATCCTGACGTAGCTAGCATTGTAGAAACTATTGCTGCTAAAAAAGCTCAAGAAATGTTTAACAAAGCAGAAGATCGTCTAAAAAAACTTGATGCTAAAGAAGCTGAAATGTCACGATCAACTGCAGAGCAAGATATACGTTCTGCTCACCCTGACTTTGATAAGTTGCGTGAAGCTGATAAATTTCATGATTGGGTTGATGAACAACCTAAGTGGGTACAAGATGCACTTTATGAAAACTCAGATGATGCAGCTTCAGTAATTCGTGTTATTGATCTGTACAAAGTAGACAATGGTATGACTAAGAGTGACTATGCAGCAAAACGTAAGGCTGCTGCTGGTACTGTTAAGAAAGCTTCTAAAGCATCTGTTGATGCAGAAGATACATCTGGCTCATTTAAAGAGTCTGATATTGCTCGTATGTCTGCACAAGAATATGAGAAACAAGAAGAAGCAATAACTAAAGCAATACAAACAGGTAAATTTATTTATGATTTATCTGGTAATGCACGATAATATATACTTGACAAATAAAATTTTGTTAGTATAACTAGGGATTAGTATTCAGAAGCCACCATTAGGTCTACCTTCTGTACTAATCCCCTCATTAAAGCTCAAACAAAATAACTAAGACTACCTGTATTAAGTATAGGCCCGTACTTAGGTTGACCGGCCAGTTGATCATAGTATGCACCCTAGAAAACAATCAGCCTCTTCAGATAATGTTTAGCTCAACAAAGCCTAAACTTTATAGGAGGACTTATTATGGCTTTTACAACCGCAACAGGTTATGGGAATCTACCTAATGGTAATTTTAGCCCCGTAATCTATTCGAAAAAAGTACAACTTGCTTTCCGCAAGAGTACTGTTTGTGGTGATATCACAAACTCTGACTACATGGGTGAAATTTCAGCCCAAGGTGATACTGTTAAAATTATCAAAGAACCAGAAATTTCTGTTTCGCAGTATGCACGTGGTACAAGTGTTACAGCACAAGACCTTGAAGACGAAGACTTCTCTCTCACCATTGATAAAGCTAATTACTTTGCTTTTAAAATGGACGATATTGAAGAGGCCCACAGCCACGTAAACTTTATGGACCTTGCTACTAACCGTGCTGCATATCGTCTTGCTGACAACCATGACCAAGAGGTTCTTGGTTACATGGCAGGTTACGCACAGTCTGCTAATCATAGTGCCGCTGGTGCTTTGAATACAACTGTTAATGGCACCAAAGCAGTATCAACTGCAGGTTCTAACGAACTGCTTTCCTCTATGCAACTGCATAAGGATGACTTTGGCAACATTACTACAAGCTCTGCAGGAACACACTCTATTCCTCTGGCTGCACGTTTGCCCGGTGCTACTGCACTTCCAACTGCTACAGCTTCACCAGCAATGGTTGTTGCTCGTATGGCTCGTTTGCTTGATCAACAGCAAGTTGACAAACAAGGCCGTTGGATTGTAGTTGATCCAGTATTCATGGAAATTCTTGCTGATGAAGATTCACGCTTCATGAATGCAGATTTTGGTGAATCAGGTGGACTGCGTAATGGTTTGACCATTAGCAACTTCCACGGCTTCCGTGTATATTCCTCGTCTAACCTGCCATCTGTAGGTACTGGACCGGGTACTTCAGGTACTGCCAACCAACTGACTAACTTCGGTGTTATCGTAGCTGGTCATGATTCTGCTGTAGCAACTGCCGAGCAGATCAATAAAACAGAATCATATCGTGACCCTGACAGCTTTGCTGACATTGTTCGTGGTATGCATCTATACGGTCGTAAGATTCTTCGTCCTGAAGCAATCGTTACTGCCCGTTATAACGCAGCTTAAGGGAGTAATATAATATGGCTACTTATGACATGACTTCCAGTGATACCGCTGGTGTTGGGGCAAACGTTCTTGCTGTTCCAACCAATGTTGGTAACACTGTACGAACCATTGAAGCAATCTTAGACATTGACGCAATGGTTGCTGCTGGATACTCTGGCGCAAACGGGGATATCTTTCAACTGTTAGAAATCCCTGCTGAATCAGTTATCGTTGCTGCTGGTGCAGAAATCATGAAGCCCTTTACAGCTTCTTGTACTGCAGATATTGATTTCGCTGGTGGCGATGACATTATCGACGGTGCTGATTTGACTGCGGCTGCTGGTACATATCTTGCAAAAGGTACTAACGGTGAAGCTAACGTTGTTAATACAGGCGCAGCTTCTACGTTTGCTGCTGCTGCTTTGGCATGTGTTGGTGCTGCTGATACTATTGACGTTGTTGTTGCTGGTGCTGCACCTGCTACTGGACGCCTTCGGGTATACGCAGTAGTTGCTGATGTATCGGCTGCAAAAACTGAGGCCGCTGTTGCACAACGTGACCTTATTTAATAAAACTATATACTTTGGGGCTGGCTATGTGCTGGCCCCATTGGTGTATCAAATTTACACCTCAAGGAAACAAAATGAAAAAACGTAAGTATGCATTAGGCGGTAATGTGACACCTATGGAAGATAACGATAAGTATGGAAACTCTTCCTTTAATAAGTTTAGCCAAGGCATGATGAGTCCAAAAGGTACAAGCGCAGTTATGGGCATGAATAAAGGTGGCTATGTAAATTGTGGTGCATCTATGCAGCCTACGCAAAAAACTACCCCTAAGAGTAGTTAAATATGGCAAGCACTCAGTTTAGAACAGAAAGTAAATTTGCTGCAGTAACAGGTAACTCAGCTAGTACTACCTCTAATCCTGACAATGCTACTTTACTTTTTACTTGCCCTAATAATTATGAAGCAGAGGTAGTTTATCTTTTAGTTTCTAATGATCAAACTTCTAACTCTAATATTGGAATACAGGTGTATCACGCAGATGATACCGAATACCATACATTAGTTTTAGAAGAACAGATAATAGGTAGGGCCAGCACACAATTTATTAGTTCTGGCCCATTATATTTACATGCAGGTGACAAAGTTTTAATTCATAGAATTACAAGTAGTCATAACTTTAGTGCTACTCTTTCTTGTAGGTTATACTTCTCACCAGCTAATCGCACATAATAGAGAGTAATATGTCAACATTTTTGAATTTAACAAATGAGTTACTGAGGCGTTTGAATGAAGTTCAAATTGAAGCAGAAAGCTTTAGTGCTGTAAAAAATGTACAGGCATTAGCTAAAGATGCAATTAACTCTTCTATACGTGAAATATTACAGGACGCTCAAGAGTGGCCTTTTGCTCTTATAACTTATGAACAAACTTTAACTGCAGGTACTGGACAGTATGCTTTTCCTGCTGACTACTCTAAAGCCGATTGGGATACCTTCTATGTTAATCGTCTTACAAGTGAGGGCAACCTCCCTAGAAAATTAACGCTTTTAACATACGATCAATATTTATCAAGTTATAGGTCTGTAGAAGATGTAAACGGAGAAGGGGGTAGAAATGATCCTTTATTTGTTTATCTAACTCAAGAAAGTAAGTTTGGCGTTCATCCTGTACCTGATGCTGCATATGTGGTTGAGTATAAATACTATAAATTTCCTGCGGATTTAACAACACATAGTGACACAGCTTTAATACCTGATAGGTTTAAACACGTAGTCATTGATGGTGCTATGATGTACATGATGTTGTTTAGGTCAAATGAACAATCAGCTCAGTTACACAGTCAAAAATTTAAAGAAGGTATTGACATGATGAGAAGGTTACTGTTAGATCAACCTGTTAATGTAATCTCTTCCGTAATAAACCGTGCATCTCCCTCTGGTAATTTTAAATCTAATGTGTTTTAAATATGGCTGATAACCTACAAACATTTGCTGCTATTTGTGCAGGGGGTCTAGTAACTAACGTAGACCCTATTACACAGTCTTCTCAAATGCCGGGAAGTGCTATTAGCTTAATTAACATGGAACCTTCTTTAGAAGGTGGGTATAGACGAATAAGTGGTTTTTCTAATAGTTATGGTACTATGCCGGGAGAAGGCAAAGTTTTAGGTCTGACTGTTAATGGAGAAATTAATCAAGGTATTTTTGCTGCAAGAAAACCTGAAACGGGTAGCAACTATTTTCATTTTTATAATAACCATTACACAGTAGTAGTAACAGATAATCAAGCAGCCAGTTTTACTATAGGTGAAACTATTACTTCTGTAACAAGTTCTTCTGATGCTACTAATACAGGTGTTACCGCAACTGTTATTTCTAAAACAGCTAATGGAACAGGTAACTCTATAGTATTAGATTTAGGTAAACTCCCTACTACTATACACGCCGCTGGAAATGTTTTAACAGGTGCTACTTCTTCTCACTCTAGTACAGTAGTAGGTACTCCTACTGTTATTGGTTGGACTGCTATAGATAGTTCTTTTGTAGCAGATGACACAGATGGGGTATGTGCAGCACAAACAACAAGTGGTGCAGCTAACTTAACTTTAAATGGTGCATTAGCAGATGGTGGAGCAATTAATTTTTACACTGCTGCGTCTCTACAGCCAAGAAAATTAACTATAACTGGATTAGCAGGTAATAATAATTCTGGTGTAACCTTTACTATAACAGGCACAGATTCTCTTGATGTTGCTCAAACAGAAGCTATTGCTGGTCCTAATGGTGCAGTTACTGTAAGTAGCACAAAGTACTTTAAAACTATTACACAGATAGCAGCAGGGGGTGCAGTTACAGGAAATATTACAGCAGGTTCTGGTGCAGGGCAGTATAGACCTACTAACCCTAGTTTTACTGACATAGATATTGTACGCTTCTCAAAACATAATTGGAGTGAAGAGGTACTAATACTTACTGATGGTATAAATCAAGCTGCTAAATATAATGGTACTGACTACATAAAGTTATCACACGAACATGCTCCCGCTACACCAAAGTTTTCTAGTGCTTTTGCAAACCATTTGTTTTTAGCTGGTGATGCTACTGAACCTTTTAATCTGTACTTTTCTGCACCTCTAAATGATATAGATTTTGATCCTGCTAATGGCGCTGGTGTAATTAATGTAGGTTTTGTTATTACCCAAATTATAGGGTTTCGTAATCAACTTTATATCTTTGGTCAAAATGCTATTAAAAGATTGTCAGGAGATAACTTTTCTAATTTTATAGTTGAAAGTGTTACTAATGATTTAGGTTGTGTAGCATCAGATACTGTAATAGAATTTGGTGGGGATATTCTTTTCTTAGGGCCAGATGGTCTTCGCCCAGTATCAGGTACAAGTAGAATTGGTGATGTTGAACTTGAAACTGTATCAAAAGAAATACAAAAAACTTTTGAAAGTTATTCAACAAACGAAGATATAATAAAACTAAAAGCTGTTGTAGTAAGAAGAAAGTCACAGTTTAGATTGTTCTTTGAACAAAGTTCTTCGTTATCTCTTATGGGTTCAATTCGCAAAAGCCCTACTGCTCAGTCTACTTTTGAGTATAGTCAACTTGTAGGTATAGATGCTACTGCTGTAGCTAGTGGCTACATAGGACAGTTTGAGTTTGTTATTCATGGAGATAGTTTAGGTAAAATACATCGACAAGAAACAGGTAATAGTTTTAACGGGGCTGATATTTTAAGTGTATATCAAACTCCTTATTACTTTATGCAAGACACAGACATTAGAAAGATGTTTTATAAGGTAAAAACTTTTCTTAGGACAGAGGGAATAACTGAAGTTGCTTTAGGAATTAGTTATAACTTTGGTGATTCAGATGTACCTACACCTTCTAGTTTTAATTTTACAACTGCAAATGCGGCAGTTTATTATAATGATATTGGTACTACATACGATGAAGCAGATATTTATGATGGTAATCCTTCACCAATAAAAACTACTTCAATTAGTGGGTCAGGGGATTCTATTTCACTAACCTATGTTACAAACAATACAAGTCCTAGCCACACTATTCAAGCGGTTACGGTGACTTACGGATTAGGTGATAGGAGATAATACATGACAGGTTACGTAAGGCAGTCTTCGGCAGATATTGTTGCAACAGCCGTTGTACGTGCTAACCCATTAAATACTGAATTTAATACTCTACGTGATGCTTTTGCATTTCATTCTAGCGGAACTACAGGCCACAAGCACGATGGGTCTTCTAGTGAAGGGTCTTATGTACCTCTTATTGCAGACTTAGATGCATTAAATAAAGTAGCTGTTGATACTAGCAATAATAGAGTTGGTGTTTTTGTTGAAGTAAGTAGTTCTGCAGTAGAACAGTTACGTGTTTCTGATGGGCTAGTAACCCCTGTAACTGACAATGACATTGATTTAGGTCAAAGTACTGTAGAGTTTAAAGACTTATACTTAGATGGTACTGCACATATAGATACATTAGATGTAGATGAAAATGCTGCTATTATAGGTACGCTAACTGTAACAGGTGTAACTGCCCTCAATGGTGGTTTAACTATGGACAGCAATAAGTTTACTGTTGCAGATACTAGTGGTAACGTTGCTACAGCAGGTACTCTCTCGGTAACAGGTGTTACAGCACTTGACGGTGGCCTTACAATGGACACTGACAAGTTCACAGTAGCTGATACATCAGGTAACGTAGCTACAGCAGGTACTCTTACTGTCACAGGCACATCTGCTTTTACAGGTGCAGTTACTGCTGATGCAGGTGTATCTATAGATAATATTACTATTGATGGTACAGAGATAGATTTATCTTCTGGTGATCTTACAGTAGACGTAGCAGGTGATATTATACTTGATGCTGATGGTGGTGACATCTTAGTTAAAGATGCTGGTACTACATTTGGATCATTAACTAACACTAGCGGCAACTTAATCATTAAGTCAGGTACAACTACTGCAGCTACTTTTAGTGGAGCTAATGTAAATTTTGCAGGTACAGTAGATGTAACTGGTGTTTTGTCTCCTGCTACGCATGTAGATATGCCTGACAATGCTAAGATTAAAGTAGGTACAGGTGATGATCTTAACATCTACCATGATGGTTCTAACAGTTACATTGAGAATGCTACAGGGGCATTAAAGATTGCTACTGAGAGTAGCGGTATTGCTGTTACAATAGGACACAGTACTTCAGAAGTAACTGTTGCTGATAATCTTACTGTTGCAGGTAACTTAACCGTTACTGGTACACAGACTATTGTTGACACAGTTACAATGAATGCAGAGAATGCTATTGTGTTTGAGGGTGCAACAGCAGACGCACATGAAACTACATTAACTATTGTAGACCCTACAGCAGATCACACATACAAACTACCAGACTTAGGAAGTACTGCTGATGAAGGTTTTATTGCTGCTTTTGCTGCTGATCCCGGTAGTAGTCCTTTAGTTACAGCTACACCTACTGAGCTTAGTATTATGGATGGTAATACTAATGCTACATCTACAACACTAGCAGATGCAGATCGTGTAGTAGTTAATGACGCTGGTACGATGAAGCAGGTCGCAATGACTGACGTTTCAACATACATTCTTGGCAATGTAACTTCAGTAGGTGCGCTTAACTCTGGTTCTATTACAAGTGGCTTTGGTACTATTGATACTGGTTCATCTGCTATTACAACTACAGGAACAATAAACTTTGGTAGTTTAGCTGATGGAACTATTACAGTTACAGCATTTGTAGATGAAGATAATATGGCATCTAATAGTGCTACACTTGTACCAACTCAACAGAGTGTTAAGGCATATGTAGACACAGTAGCAGGAACATCTAATAATGTTACGGGGCTTACTGCTTCAGGTGACGAGTTAAATATCTTAGACGATGCTACAGTTACTACAGCAGAATTAAACATACTAGATGGTAGTGCAACAACACAAGCTACAGTTACACTAGCTGCAACAGACGGTGTTGTAATTAGTGATGCTGATGTAATGAAACAGTGTCTTGTTAGTGACTTTGACACTTTTATGGCAAGTACAACTAAGACACTTACAAACAAGACTTTGACAAGTCCTACACTTAATGGTACAATAGTAGTAAGTGACGGTTCAAATGATTTTAACATTGCTTCACATGACGGTAGCAATGGACTTAAACTTGGTGGTACACTTGTTACTGCCTCTGCTGCTACACTTAACAATGCGGCAACAACAGGTAAAGCTATTGCTATGGCGATGGTATTTGGGTAAAAGGAGAAACCAATGGCAAATCCAAATGTAGTAGCAGTCAGTAGTATCTATGCAAACACAGCAGTAGATGCAGACGTTGCTGCTAGTGCAGTTAGTCTACTTACGGCTGCTAGTAATAAACTATTAAAGATAAATTCGTTAGTTATAGCTAACATAGACGGTACAAACGCTGCAGATATTTCAGTGTGGATCACACGATCTAGTGTTGATTATTACATAGCAAAAACTATATCAGTACCAGCGGACGCTACTCTTATTCCAATTGATAAGAACATGGGTTTGTATTTGGTCGAAGGTGATATTCTTAAAATTCAAGCTTCGGCTGCGGGTGATTTATCGGCAGTATGTAGCTATGAAGAAATAGATGATGCGTAATGAGGATCATAGGCAATAACCCCGCTGCCGATAACGCAGAAATCACGGCTGTTGCCAGTGGTGCATTGGCTAATGGCGACACTGTTATAGTTAATGCTGATGGGACTGTGACTAAGACCCAGATTAATCCAGATAGTTTTGGAACTGCTACACAATTTGATACTAGTGGAAATGAGGTTTGTGCTACATTTGATAGCTTTAATAATAAGGTTGTGGTTGCATATAAAAATAGCGCTGGTTCAGGGGTTTCTTCTCGTATAGGTTATGCTGTAGTTGGGACTGTAAGTGGTACATCTATTAGCTTTGGTACTCCTGTAGTGTTTGATTCAGACACCCAAGATAATTATGCTATCGTATTTGATAGCAATTCTAATAAAGTGGTGATTTTTTGGAAAGGCCGGTATCAAAACAGTGTTTTTGCGTGTAAGGCAATCGTTGGAACAGTAAGTGGGACATCTATTAGTTTTGGCTCTTCTGTGACGTTTGTGTCTTTTAGTGGTAACACTACTCTGTTTCCCGCACCTGTTTTTGACACTAACTCTAACAAAGTAGTACTTGCTTACAGGGATGGCACCAATAGTAGTTATGGCACTGCTATTGTAGGAACTGTAAGTGGGACATCTATTAGTTTTGGTAGTGGAGTTGTATTCAATACTAATACCTCTGGATATATGGGTTCTACGTTTGATAGCTCTAACAATAAAGTTGTAATTGCCTATCAAAATAGCGGCAGTTCCTTTAACGGTACTGCTATTGTAGGAACTGTAAGTGGAACATCTATTAGTTTTGGTAGTGCTACTGCATTTAATAACGGTAATACTCAAGACATGAGTTGTACCTTTGATAGTAATTCTAATAAAGTTGTAGTTGCCTATAGAGACAATGGTAATGGTAATATAGGAGCAGCTATTGTAGGAACCGTAAGTGGTACTTCCATTAGTTTTGGTTCAGAGGTTGAGCTTGACGGTAGCGATTCTTATTATCTTTCAGCTACTTTTGACAGTAACTCTAACAAAGTAGTCATTGCTTGGAAGAACATAACTTCATCGAATAAAGGTTCTGCTATTGTAGGAACCGTAAGTGGTACTTCCATTAGTTTTGGTAGTTCTTTGTTTTTTTCAGATGTAAA